CAATTATTTTATTTATAGTAGTTTCACTATGTTTATAAGGCTTTTTCAATTCCTCTAAGATAGTGTTATACTTATCTTCACCAATTATTTTAATAAATAAATTTAAATTACCTCTGTGTTTATACCCAAAGTAATGTTTTTTTAATAAGGTGACATCATTAATTTTTTTATATTTTTCTGTTAAGTTATTAATTTTTTTTTGTTCAATTTCCTCAAACGTTGGTTTTATTCGTATATTTTTTGGTTTCTTATTTAATGTTTCTTTTCTTATTTTGATTAGTTTTTCTTTTATTCTTTTTGCTTTCTCAATACCATATAACTCTTCATATGTTTTTCCTTTTAATCTTTCAGACATTATTTTTGATAATTTTTCTTTATATTGTTTTACTTTATCAACTGGAAATAACTCTTCATATTTTTTACCCTTTCTTACTTTTGATAATTTTGATATTATTATTTCTTTATTAGGGTTGTTTGATATAGTGTCACCACCATCACCACCTTTCGATATGTTATATCCAATTTCTAAGTTACTTGAATTAAAAAAATCAATCCAATACATTTCTTTTAAACATAATTCATCATTAGACGAACAGATTTCTAATATTTCTTTTTTGAAATTTTCAATACCGTATTTTTTAATGGATCGTTTAATTAATACACCAGACCCATAATAGTTTTTGTCCGATGTGGTATCTTTACCAATATAAATTTTACCATTAATTAAATTTGTTATTTTATAAATTTCCATATATTATATAAATATATGGAAATATTAAAAGTGAATCCCATTTTACTATGGTTAATTTATTTTTATTATTACCATTTATTCTTAGATACGATCCCAAGTGACTTAGCGTATCTACCCACATTACACGACCAGTATCCTGCGGTTGTTCTGTCTTTTTTCTGGTCACATTTATGTCTAGCCCTAAATGATTTTGCGGCTTTTTTGTTAGCATTTCTAACTCTTAAATTTGGATCCCCAAATGTTACTTTTTTTATTGTACCTTTTGGTGTCTTAACATAAACAGCAAATTTCTTAGACCCACCTGGTGTTCTAAAAGGTTTATTTAGTTTGACATCCTTACCTCTATGTTTTGCCTCATTCAATTGTTCATCAATTTCAAATGGTACGTCTAACCAAATCTTTCTACCGTCTTCAAGAATTACTGATTTACCTAAATCACTTTCAATAATCCAAAGATCACGATTAGGAACTCTAATCTGATCATTAAAATACAACTCTCTAACTTCATTTATTAAACTAAAATAAGAATCAGAATAAACCCTAAAGATAGTTTCAGAAAGATTAATATTATTATCAATATGATATTTTAAATTATCCGATATTCCAACATTTTCTAATAATGTTAATTTTGGACTAAGTTCCTCCTTTATAACTCTTTTAATAATATTTTCTAAAATTCTCATAATAACAGATATTTATTATTATAAATACATTTAAAAGTAGAATAAACAAACATATTAAATTATTATTATGAAAAAATATAGATTAAGTGAGGACGATATTAATAGAATTATTGGTAAAGTTTTATCCGAACAATCAGAAAAAAAATCACCTAAAAAAACAGACGTACAACCAAGATGTTTACCTGAAAACGTTGTACCTTTAACAGAAATTGTTGGGTTTGCAGATGAGTATATTAAATATGGTCCAGGTGTGACAAAAAGGAGAAGTGGTGTTAACTCAATGGTTGATACTTTAGGTATTTTAAATAACCTTAGATTATTTAAAGATATAAAAGATGGTGGATCACATTTGGCTTACGAAATGATGAATGGTTTAAATCGTTTTAGAAATAAACACTATTATGACGAAACAACAAATGAATGTCGTAAGGCGATGGATAAAGTTACTGAGTTATATAAGGAAAATGAGCATGGTACAGAATTAGTTAAAGATATTGAACGTGTTTTAAATCTACAAACAAAGGATGATGAATTTACACCATCGCCAAGAACAAAAGAATATTTAAAACAATGTATTAATTTAGTCAAAGGACAATAATAAATTTGCTTAGGACCATTACTGGTTATGGTAATGTTAAAGGGGACAATTCGCTACTGTCCCTTTTTTTATTTCCAAACTATTTATAAATAAAAAATATGATGAAGAATTATTGGACTCCAACTCCAAAAAAATGGAGAAGGTTAGGAGACTCTTTGTTGGCCGTAGCAACAGTTATTGCAATTGGTGGTATTTGGCAATATGATAGTCTAAAGGAAATTTTCAGTACTGGCGAATTAAAAATTATGATTGTATCCTCAATCGTTTTTGGTGTAGTCGGTAAATTTCTGACAAATTTCTTTAAAGACGACACAAAAGAGTCACAAGATTAACATTTTATTAAATTTTACTCCCCTCCATAAGAGGGGTTTTATTTTTTTTTATTATATTTGCTTTATGAATGATAAAAAAACTAAAAAAACAGTAGAACAAAAGAAGTTTGAACGAACATATGTAATGGAAGACTGTGTTATGATTTGGAAATATGATAACTATAAGACAAATACAGGACCATATGAGGTTGAAATTAAACAATTAAAGAAAACCACTTAACATTATATTTAATATTATGAAGTTATTACCAGTTTTAAGTGAGATTATTAACAAGGAAAGCCTTATTTCGGTACTAAAAACTATGGATTTTAGTGAAAAAGAGGCTGAAAAAGAGTTAAAATACCATATAAATAGGTTAAAAAACCTTCCAGAAATCGTTAAAGGTTACAGAATTTTACGTGTTGATGATGAAAAAGACATCAATTTAGAGGAAATTGGGTCACATTTTGGTGAAAATAAGAATGATTTACTAAGAAATCACTCATATTTGACTGGTTTTGGTGAAAAATACTTCATAATTACAGTAAAAATCCCTAAAAATGAGATAAATGTGTCTGAAACCATAGAAAATAACATACTTTACCCTCACGAAAGAGAAATTACAGTCAAAAACAACGGAAAAAACGTAAAAATCGTTAGAATTGAGGAGATTGATACTGAAAATGACTATTTTTTCTGATATTTATCCATAATTTTCTTAATTCTTTCCATTTCTTGATTAAAATGTGTTGAATCAAAGGTATTCATTGTGTTTTTTTGGATATTTTTAAGATTTGTGACCATATCAAAGATTTTTTTACCATATTTCTTCCACCATAGGAAAAAAACCAATGATATACCTATTAAAACTACCATAAACACACATAAAACGATTAAAACTACCATAATTATTACTTTTTTATTAAAAAATAGGTAAAAATTAAGTAAATGTCAACTTTTAACGTATTATTACAATATGTCCGTGGTCATTTCGTTTTTCATCGTTGTTTTTTACGTTAAATTTAAGATTCCAGATGTAAATACCATCCGAACATACCGTATTATTGTATGTTCCATCCCAATTTACGTTCAAATCCTCTGTTTCCCAGATTAATTGACCCCATCTGTTATAAATAGTGAACGAAAAACCGTCAATATCTATTCCATCGTTAAAAATAGGTCTAAATGTTTGATTAAATTCGTTATTATCTGGTGTAAATGCGTTTGGAATCCAATATACGACCCCAATACAAGGTGTTATTGTGACATTGTACGACTCTTCAGTCCTACATAGTACATTTTCCCTAACTAAATCAATATTATACACACCTGGTTGGTTAAAAGTGTAAACTAAAGTGTCCCCAATGTAGTTTGATCCGTTAATTGACCAGATATTTGTCCCAACACTACTAGTTTCTGAGAAATAACTAACAGTTTTTAGTTCACCAGGACATAATTCAAAGGTTTGTTGTCCTAATAAGGTAAATGTCCAAAAAAATAATATAAAAATAATGTATTTCATTAGTTATGTTGTATTGGTGATAATGATGGTGTACCATAAACCCCAACAGTTGATTGTGTTGAGAATGTACAACCACCAGATGTTATTGTATATGTTATTGTTGAGGTGTTATTTGTACCATTAGTTACAGGATCTGGACAAAATTGTGTACCACTAACTCCAAGTCCACTAAAAACACCACCAATTGGTGTTCCATTTAATGTAACACAAGGATCTGATTCACAAAAAGGACCAATTTGTGTGATTGTTGGTGTAACATTATAAATTAAAACGTTTAAACTAATTGGTGTTGCAGGACAATTCGCTGGTGGTGGTGATGAATACGTCACAGAAACACCATTTGGTATTAATCCAGGCGCTGCTGTAGACCAATTAACAGAAATTGCGTTTGTTCCTTGACCACTTGTTATTACCCCTGGTGCCGTTATAGTCCAAGTGTATGTTCCAGCACCAATACTTGGCACAGAATACGTTGATAATGTTGTTGACTGGTAACAAACAGTATCAGGATTTACAGTTGATTGTGATAATAACACTCCCGACATCATTATCATTAAAAATACTAGTAACTTTTTCATAATTAATTATGAGTTATTGGTCCAATTATTAATGGTACCACGTTTATTGTTCCGTTAAATACATTTATTGGTGTGACATTATCACACGATGAACTATTATAACTTCCCCATACACCATCGGAACCTGGTGTTACTTGGATTAATAAACTTTCTGTTGTACAAGTATTTGCAACGACTAATGTTACACAAAACGACCAAATACAAGATCCTGAATCACCAAAATCATTACCTGGATTACCGTCATTATTTAAATCAAAAAAATAACCTGGACCAACAGTTGTAATTGGTGTTGTTGTTGATGTCACAGAGGTTCTCCAAACCCATTGTCCTCCACTGTTATTACCACCACAATTTGCTGGTGGTGTTTGTGGTGATACACTTTGCCAACCAACACCTAAGTTAAGGTCAAAACCTTCAACCCAATTTGCACCTGTTTGTGTATAACCATTCATAGTAAAACACATAGTGACTGTTTGTCCTACTTGATAGGTATTGTTTACTGGTTGGGGTGTTAAAGTAAAGGACGTTGTACCGTTACACTGTCCAAAGACGTATAAATTAAAGAAAATCAATAATATAGTTAATGTTAGTTTCATCATATATAAATATTACCTTTAAATGTTTTAAAAATCAATTATATTTTAATCAATGGTACGAAAAAAATATCTTCAATTGTTCTTTGACACCGTGTTAAAAAAAGAACTACATAAAATGTTTGGTGAGGGGTCATATGTTGTTATAACAAATTTGTTTTATGTTAGAAGTAAAAAAACAACAACAATTAATCTAAC